CCGATGTTGAAACGATGGCTCAATAATGCCAGCGACATCGATTCAAACTAGCGTGCGCGATTCATTGCAATCGGCGCTGTCAAGCGTGGCTGCAAATGTTTATGATTCCGTTCCAGAGGCGGTAATTCCGCCGTTTTGTGCATTAGTGCCTAGCGATCCTTACTTGCAACCGAACTTAATCAAACAAAGTGTCGTCAAAGTGCAGGTCAATCTTCGAATCACCGCAGCTGTGGCGTATATGTCCAACAGCGCGTCATTGGACAATTTAGAAAAACTCATCATTAGCATTCTGGCGGTTATTCCGTCAGGTTACATCGTCGGCGATATTAGTGTCCCTTCGATTGTTTCGGTCGGATCGTCAAACCTGCTTTCAGCAGACATACCCGTTTCCACCTATTACACGCAGACAAACTAGGAGCAGACATGCCAACAAATATCATCACGGGGCGCGATGTGTCTTTCACGATTGGTGGAAACAATTTCGACGCCCAGACAACAAGCGCCGTGCTCTCAAATGAGCACATCATCGAGACTTATCAGACGCTCGATGGTCGGGCATACAAGGCAATCGACGATCAATGGACTTTTGATGTCGAAATGCTTGCAGATTGGGGAGCAGCAGGATCGCTCTGCGAAATTCTTTGGGGCGTATGCGAATCCGCACCGAACACAGGCATTTCAACCGTTTTGACAGCGGCTTCGGGTGCTACATTTACATTTCAGGTTCTGCCCGTCTTTCCATCGGTAGGCGGCACAGCGCCAGACGCACAAACAGTCACGATGAGTTTCACCGTGATTGGCACACCTGCTGAATCGTTCAGCTAGGAAATAGAGAAACGGGAGCAAAATGAAGCTATCTATTCAAATTGAATACAGCTCAGGCGAAGTTGCGACATACATTGCAGCTCCGCCTGAGTGGGCTAAGTGGGAGCACAAAACAGGTTTCAAAATCGGTCAAGCTCAAGAAAAAATCGGCATTAGCGATTTGATGTTTTTGGCGTATCACGCAATGAAGCGTCAAGAGCCATCGAAGGCAATCAAGCCTTTCGATGCATGGTGCGAAACGATTGCGGAGATCATAGTCGGTGACGACAGCCCAAAAGCCACGCAAGCGGATCAGTCAGCAGGCTAATAGTTGAGCTGGCAATTGCCACAGGCATTCCGATGTCAGAATGGCAATCCGCGGAAGATATTTTAACCGCACTTGAGATTTTAGAAAAGAGGGGCGATGGCAGCGGCAAGCGAGCGCGGTAAAATCCGCATCGAAGTCGATCCCATTGCTCTCAAAAACTTATACGCAACCCTTCGGCTTTTGCCAAAAGAAGCTTCACAAGAGTTGCGCGATAAAGCTCAGCCATTGTCAAAAGAATTGGCGCGGGCATTGACTGTCGCAGCTGCATTTTCAGCAGCACCGCCGCAGGCAATTCTTGTCGCCAGATCAATTGCCACACCGCGAGATCGCATGATCCGTGTCGATGTGGGTGGATCAAAGAAAGTCGGCAGACCATACGGCGGCGAACGCAACAGCCGCGGCAGGGTAACAAATCGTCAAGCTGCACCCGCTGGCGCATTATTGTGGGGCAGCGAATACGGAAGCGGCGGTCAGCCACAAGATCGAGCTGGTCGTCGCATGGGCGCATCGCGTTTTGTTAAGCCACGCAATAAACGCGGCTATTGGATCAATCCGACAGTCGATGAAAATATCAAGCCCGTGGCAGATGCTTATGTGCAGATTGTCAAGGATATTGTTAGGCGTCTAAAGCTGGAAGGCGGTGCATGATGGCTGGAATTCCTAAAGTAAAAATTCAATTTGATGCTGATCTTGATGGTCTAAAAAAAGGATCGAAAGACGCTGAGGATCAAGTTGAAGGTTTTGCGGGCAAGGTAGGTGAGTTCGGTAAAAAAGCCGCTGCCGCTTTTGCCGTAGCTGCTGCCGCTGCTGTCGCCTACGCAGGCAAGCTGGCAATTGAAGGCGTCAAGGCTGCCATTGAAGATGAACAGGCACAACTCAAGCTCGCAAAAGCTTTAGAAACAGCCACAGGCGCCACAACCGCACAAATCAAAGCTGTCGAAGATCAGATTCTAAAAACATCGCTCGCAACAGGCGTCGCCGACGATAAATTGCGCCCTGCATTGCAGCGTTTGGCTGTTGCGACAGGCGACACCGAAAAAGCTCAAAAGTTGCTTAATCTTGCATTGGATATTAGTGCCGCCACAGGCAAGCCACTTGAAGCCGTTTCAAACGCATTGGGCAAGGCTTATGAAGGCAATACAGCTGCGCTGGCAAAACTCAATGTCGGTATTTCTGCCGCTGAAGCAAAAACTCTTGGTTATACAGGTGCGGTTCAAGAGCTCACCGATCTATACGGCGGCGCGGCTGCTTCGAATGCTGACACCTATCAAGGGCGAATCGATCGCATTAGTGTCGCTTTTAATGAAGTAAAAGAAACAATTGGCGTCGCTTTGTTGCCGATTTTGGATAAATTATTGCGTTTTGTTACCGATAAAATTTTTCCTTTATTTAGTCAATTATCAGGCGCGCTTGATGGTAAAACTGAAAGCATCGTTTCAAGTTTCACAGCTGTCGTAAATTATATTAAAAACTTTGTTGAGCCTCAGATTTACAATTGGGTTGATAAATATATAATTCCGCTGCTCAAAACATTTTTGGTGCAAGCCATCGAAAATTTTGCCACAGCTGCATCGACAGCAATCAAGGTTGTTGTGCCTGTTGTTGAGGGCGTATTTAATGCAATCAAATTCATCATTAACGGCATTGTAGATTTAGTAAATCGCGCCATTGCCGTGTATAACTATGTCAATAATGCTTTTGGTGGCAAAGACTTGAATCCAATTGGAAAAATTGGTGCTAATACAGGAAGCAACACGATTGCTTCTGGTGGCTTGCCTTTTGGCGGAAGTGTGGGCGGTGGAGCTGGTGCAGGTGCAGGTGCAGGTGCAGGCGCGGGCGCAGGCGCGGGCGCAGGCGCGGGAGCTGGAGCTGGTGCTGGAGCTGGTGCTGGTGCGGGAGCTGGCAGCGGCGTTGGAACAGCAACAAAAGAAATCATCGATGCAGGCAAAAAGGTTGTTGAAGTGATCACCGATGTCGCAGGCGCGTTCGATGTATTCGGCGGGAATACAACAACCCTTGCAGGAATTGAAATTTTATCTCAGCCACAGCCATTCCAATTTGGCACATCGGGTGTTAATACAAATACATTGGCTGGCATTTTGGCGGCTAGTGCTGCACCTAGTGTGCCCACAATTGATTTAAGTTCGGCGCGCAAAGCCGATGAAGTTGGCAACACATACAACATCACCGTCAATGGCGCTGTTGATTCCGAATCTGTTGCGCGTCAATTAGTGACAATTTTGAATGAATCCGAAGCCCGCGGCACGGTTGGAGCTGGCGGCTTTAGATTGAATACGCAGGTCGCGTGAGCGTCTGGACACCTGAGTGGCGCGTAAAGATTCAGGGCGTCGAATACACAAATCTTACTTTGTCGAATCTGACAATCTCATCGGGTCGGACGGATATTTATCAGCAACCCATTGCAGGATATTGTCGGCTTCAAGTCAAAAACAATGATCTAAGCAACATCAATTTTGACATCAACGATGGTTTGACCGTCGAAGTCAAGAATGACGCTGGCACATGGGTGGTGCTATTCGGCGGCAATATCACCGACATGAATGTGAATGTCTCATCGGCTGGCAGCATTGGCATCAGTCAGACAATATCAATCACGGCTTTGGGCGCTCTAGCTAGGCTTCCAAAGGCGGTGTTTATTGGCAACATTCAGCAGGGCACGGACGGTCAGCAAATCACCGATGTGCTCGAAGGCATACTGTTCGCCAATTGGAATTTGGTTGCAGCTGGCGAGACTTGGAACAGTTACGACGCGACGACAATGTGGGAAGATGCCGAAAATAATGGTCTGGGCGAAATTGATGCAGGCGATTACACGCTTGACAGTCAAAATGGCGTCGATTCCGATGTCTATACGGTAGCGGCTCAGCTGGCGCAATCAGGGCTGGGATACCTTTACGAATCAGCCAATGGATTGATCAATTACGCCGACAGCACACATCGCACCGAGTATTTCAGCACGAATGGATATGTCGATCTTGATGCCAGACACGCGCTGGCGGGCAATATCACGACAAAGAAGCGATCTGGCGATGTGCGCAACAGCATCACGCTTCAATATACGAGCAGCGGCAATTCTGAAGTGAGCGCCAGCGATACCGCGTCAATTGCCGAATATGGTGAGCTTGCTCAGACCATTCGAACGACGCTCAAAAATCAAGCCGATGCCACAAGTCAGGCGGCTTTTTATCTGACTTTGAGAGCTTATCCGAGAGCCTTTTTTGATAGCGTTACTTTTGGGCTAGGCAATCCCGAAATTGATGAAATTGATCGCACAAGCCTTTTAAGTGTTTTTATGGGTATGCCCGTCAATCTTCAAAACCTGCCAGCTAATATGAATGGCGGCGAATTTCAAGGTTTTGTTGAGGGCTGGACATTTCAAGCAAGTGTCAGCGATCTGCGCTTGACGATGACTGTTTCGCCACTTTCGTT